CAGATTCCACCCTGGATGGACGAATTACAAGTGTAGGCCTGAAAGTATCTACGGCAGTAGATTGTAATGGTTTATTATTGGTTTCCATATTGTAAAATTATATATGTTGTCCTCTTTTAGGATTTGAACCTATTTTAAAAAGCGTATTCGTTTCAGGTTTTCCGGATTCGTCCTTTCTTAATGGAAAGTCCGGTATTGTATTCCCTTTCTGAACATTTTTAAGCCAGTCGACAGCATCGGTGTAATTGTCACGTCTGAAACTTACAGAGGTACCGGCATTACAAAGTTTAATGAAATGCCATACAGCCATGTCCTTAATGAATATCAATAATAAGGCATTGCGATTATTACCGGTTGCACCAAAAACAGCATCAGTATCGAATGCATTCAGATAACTTTTAGCTTGCTGACAGGCACCATCGATAGCGGCAGTAAGTATAGTTTCATCATCGCCTTGAATGGCAGTAATATTTTCTGAGTAAAGGTGAGTTTTTAACTCATCGGATGAAATGAATGCCATAATATTAAAGTTTACGATTTGAAAAAGTAGGGTGTAAGTTTGAATGACCCAGTGTATCATAAAGAACCTGTTTTGACAACAGCCCTGTTTCTTGCTTTTTAGAAAGGACTCCACGGTTTTTCATTCGTTGAATATCTTCCCGGCTCCATACCCTATATTCATCAAAAAGAAATACCCGATATCGTTTATTATCGTTCTGAATAGATAAGTATTCAGCTTGATGAACGGCTTTCTTAAAGTGCCTAAAATTGGCTTTTCGATTCATTCGACGCACTTTGATACGATAGTTTACTCTTCTAAAAAAGTTAAATAGTTTTTTCATTTTCCCGTGTGTATTTAATTGTATATAATGTGTTTAAAAATTACATTCTTTTGTTATTCCTATGCTTTGCAAAGGTTTTAACACTGTCGACACCAAGCATAGAAAGCTTTTTATTGAGTATCCATACACCACCCTCTATACAATCGGGTCCGTCGGCAGGAGCTTTTAATTGCATATTGAATAGTTTAAATTGCTCTTCAAGGCGCTGCATGTGCGGATTATCTTTTTCATCTATATTGAAAATAAGCTGACCATTACGGTTCAATGGTTCCAGATTACCCTCTATACGAGTTGCTTTATCCGGCTTTTTCCGGTCATCCGGGGTAATGTTTATAAATCCTTTCTCTTTTCCGCATGCCATGAACATCGGTCTAAAAACCTGTTCATAAAATGGATCCTGAAGAGTATTATTTTCTATGTAATTATACGCCAGTACGCGATTACGTATATAATCTCGCAGATCGTAGAACCATTGTACAAAAATTGAATTATTGACCTGTTCAAGGAATCCTTTGTAGATGTAGAATTTTCCATCTTTATAGCCAATTATAAAAGAAGATTTAAAGCTGACACCTTTCTTTTGTTTGTCCTTATTGGATGGGCTAGGGTCTGCATAATTCACTACATAAGGTAAGGATGATATTGGCGGACATTTTCCCCATATAAGTTCTTTGAATATATCCCCTTCAGTAAGTGGATTATTAAAACATTCCGCCTGCTGAGCTTTAGTACTCATTTTTGAAAGAACCCGGTCAATACGTTCCTCACTGTTTTTTGATGGCCAGGTTGATTTTCCATTCTTATCCCTGATATTGACAATATCATGATGGTCGGCTCTTTTAGCAGCTCTCACAACACAGCAGTCTTTAGCAATGATATTTCCCAATACCAGAAATAAAAGATCTTTTGATATAGATCTAGTCATATACAATGCTCGTTCTAACCAGTCAAACCGTTTATCGATGGTATCTTTATTCTTACAGTCCTCATCGGTATCAATATCGGTGATGATGATAGAATCCGGACGAAGTTGCTCGTTCTTCTTTCCACGGGGAGATTGACCGGCTCCCAATGCTACATACCTGGCTCCGCACTTAGCAGTGATATCACCTGTCTCCCAGTTTCCAAAACTTCGTTGTTCACCATAATAAGCAATGATACGTTGGTTGCTTTCAAAATTTAATTTGTAAGGCATTAGAAGATCACAGGCTGCATCGTAGGAGCTGGATACAAAAAGCGTGAATCGCTTTTTACCTGTCAAGTTTAAGAAGAACATCAACATCATGGTGACGGTATCTTTTGCAAGTTCCCTGGACCAACTGTTCACTTCCCACCATTCAGGGTTATCAATGATACGTCTGATATATTTTAAATGAAATGGGGCGAATTCCGATGTAGCATAATTCGGAAAAAAATACATCATCCATTCAACGGGTCGTGCCTCAAGATACAAACGATGCTTTTCGATATCCGCCGTCGTTTTATTGTATTCGAGTGCCGTTCCTGTAATGAGTGCCTTTCGGTATTCGTCCCATTCCTTTATTGCTTGTTTTTCTACTTGCTTAGCCATGATTATTTCAGCGTACTTTTTATATACGAGTTGAAAATATCAGATATCTCCTTTGCCTTGTCATTATCCACCTGTCGCAACCATTCCAGAAGCTTGATCGATACATTGATTACATCCACAATTCCACATTCCACTTCCAATGCAGTAAGATCGGCTACGAGTCGACGCCGTATATTTGATTCTTCCTTGGACGGAAACCTGTAGTTTTCATCCCGGCTTTTAATCAGGTTATCAAGTTCGGTCAACTGGTTAATGGTGGAGCGGTAACGTTCGTCACGTGTCACAGAGATAGCCTTACGATAATCATCCCATTTATCATCGCGTACCCATTTGCTGATAGTTACTTCGCTAACTCCTGTTTTTGTGGAGATTTCTTTTTGACTCAGCTTGTCATATACGAATAGCATTTTTGCATAATCGTATAGTGCTTTCATCTCTTGTTTTGTACGTCTTTTTGCTTTATCTGCCATAATGACCGTATTAATTTGAAGCAAAATAACTGCTTTATCTGCTATAATAAAAAAAAGCGTGACAAAATGGCAGTACTTTTTTGACGGACATATTTTATAGTGTTTTTTTGCAGTGCAATTCACAACGAAGTAAACTTTATCCGGATGAAGAAACCCGTAAAAACGACTTTTAAAAACCAATTAAACGCTAATTAAAAATGGATCCAATCACTTTTGTATTGCTTGATGGCTCGAAAACTACGTATGATGTCTGTGTGTCAGTCGATGGAGTGGATACCACCCAATTCGAGAAAAATCCGGTTATGTTTTATCAACATAATGATTGGAATATGCCGGTTGGTAGATGGGAAAATATCAGGAAAGAAAAAGGACAATTATTAGCTGATGCAATTTTTGATACAGCCGATACCGATAAGGATGTTCAGCGGATGATTAACAAAGTTCAGAATGGATTTATCAAAATGGCATCATGTGGATTGGTTGACCTGGAATGTTCAAATGATCCCAGTATGCAATGTTCTGATGGTGATACTTGCTGTATGGTTGTAACGAAATGCAGATTACGTGAAGTTTCTATCGTATCCATTGGAAGTAATAATAATGCTATCCGGTTATTTGATAATGATGGGAAAGAAATTGATATTAAGAAAGATGCCGGATTAAAATTGAGTGATTTTATTGTAAAACCAAAAATAGAAATTATGTCAAAAAAGTATTTAACCCTATTAAACCTTAGCGATACGGCCACTGAAGCCGATATTGACGCAAAGGTTGAACTTTTGCTTTCTGATAAAGTAAAAGTTGAAAATAACCTGGAAGCTGAAAAGCTGAAATCTGCTGCCAATTTGAAATTAGCTAACGAACGTAAAATTGAACTCGATGCGCTTCAACTTGCTGATAAGACAGAAAAGACAGCAGCATTTACATCATCGGTAGATGAAGCTATCAAAGATGGCCGCCTGAGCGAAAAAGCAGATGGAAGTGTAAAAACATCCCTGTTAAACCTATTCGATAAAGATCCTGCAAGTGCCACAAATCTTGTACAAAGTTTGCCAACGCGTGAAAAGGCAGCCATTAACCTGGGTGATACCGGAAAGACTGCATGGCAAATCCGTCAGGAAGAAATTGATGCTGCTAACGCTGCTAAGAAAAAGAAATAGTCATCCATCAGAAGTAAGAAGTAAGTAGTAAAAAAGTAAATCATTCATAAATAAATTTTAGAAAAATGAAACCATTAAAATTTTTAATCTCTCTGTTGGTGATGGTGCTATTCAACACCCTTGTCAGTGCCGGAATTGCTATGGCAGCCGGATTTGATCCCGTTGCCTTTGCAATTGGAGGTAACGTTATTGGGTTTGTAAGTATGTATTATAAACCATTAGCAGCTTGTTTGCCATTTGCTGTCAATATCCAGACCGCTTATGCCGGTGAAGTATTGGAGCAACTGCTTGTTCGTGCCACAACCGGTAATGAAATTGTAGCTGGAGGACACATTCATGTACAACCAAATGTGGAAAAGAAATTTACCATTCCACGTCTTAAAGCAGGGAAAATGCTTCAACGAAGGAAAGAACAACCAATTGAGGCTGATTCAAAAGGTGACTTTGATATTGATGAAAAATATTTGGAACCAAAAGATGTAATGGCATTTACAACCTTCAATCCACGTGCATTTGAAAATATCTGGAAACCATTCCAACCAACCGGGAACCTTGTTTTTGAACAATTACCGGCAGCTGTACAAACTCAATTATTGACTGAATTAGCCAAAATTGTGGACTTTGAACTTGGTGGATTGTATATTAATTGTGAATATCATGCAACTGCTGAAGGTAAATATTTTGATGGAATTTTAACTCGTATTGTTGCCGATAATGATGTCATACGAATACCAGTTCCTGCACCTTTAGTTCAATCGAACATAATTTCAAAATTGAAACTAGTTCGCGCCGCTTTACCAAAAGCTATCAGAAACCACCCTAATTTAAAATTCTTCATGTCCATTGAAGATGGACAGAGCTTCGAATATGAATTGACTGATAAACCAAGCAAAGGACAGGATTATACCAATATGAATCCTGAACGATTCAAAGGTATTCAAATTGTTTCTTTAGCCGATTGGCCTAAAGATGTAATTGTTGCTGCAGTAACCTCTTCGGGAATAGATTCAAACTTTTGGGCAGGCGTATCATTGGCAACTGATGCACAAGCTATTCAAATTGATAAACTGACAAATTCAGGTGAAAAGTATTTCTTCAAAATGCTGATGAAGGTTGATACAAATACAGTATATGGTGAAGATATCGTATTGTATGATGGTCGCGATGCTGCAGTAGCTGCAGGGTCTACTGAATTAAACGATTTAGTATTGGGTGCCGGCGAAATGGTTCCTGAATTTGAATCCGGAACATTGAATTACACTTTAAATGTCGCTAATAACGTATCGACAACCACCGTAACTGCTACCGGTAGTGAAGCTGGCCAGGTATTGAAATTAGGTTCTACCGTATTGGCTACCGGCGTTGCATCAGCCGCTAAGAATCTGGCAATAGGTGAAAATATTATCAATGTCAGCGTGAAAAGTGCCGATGGTAATGCAACCACTACTTATCAGGTACTGGTAACAAGAGCTGCTGTCTAATCTCACAATAAATTATAAACCCGTGTGTGTAAAGGGCACGGTAATATGAGTCCTTACGGGCTGTATCGTGCCCTTTCTGTTTCAACTAATAATTTGACGTATATGGCAAAGATAGATCCTTTAGTTCCCATTGAATTCAATGTAGAGGGTGGAAAGGTAAATAACCGATCCGATCATGGAGGACAAACAAATATGGGTGTCACCTTAGCAACCTGGAAGAGCCAGGGGTATGACAAAGATGGGGATGGTGACATTGATGCAGCGGATTTGAATCTGATTAATCATGCTGATGTTGTTGGATTGCTCCAAACAAGATGGAATATGTGGAAAGCGAATTCTATCAATAATCAATCCATTGCAAATTTAGTGGTTGATTGGGTGTGGAACTCCGGAGCCTGGGGAATTAAAAAGCCACAGGAAGTATTGGGTTTAACCCCGGATGGAGTAGTTGGTCCTAAAACGATATCAGCTATTAATACTGGAGATCAATCGGAAGTATTCAAAAAAATATGGTTAGCCAGGAAGAAATTCTTTGATGACATTTGTAAAAATGATCATACTCAATTGACTTTTCATGCAGGGTGGATGAACCGGTTAAACTCCTTTAAATTTAAGGCATAATGTTGAAAACTATACTAGATCGCGTACATTCAAAATCACCTCTGTTTTTCATTCAATTGAAAAAGACAGCTTTAAAAATTGGTGTATCTTCTGCAGCTGTTTTGGTTGCAAACTCAACAATGGGATTAAATTTGAATGCTTCATTATTAACTTGTTTGGGATATGTAGTTGCTGCATGTGTGGCAATTGCAGGTACTTCACAGCTAACAAAAGAGTAGGATGAACTGGAAAGATATTATCGAACTCATTTTTGTAGTGATCCTGGGTGGTAAATGGATGATCAATGTTTTAACCATTAAAAGCCAAAAGAAGAAAGTACAAGCAAATGCCGACAGTGCAGAAATTGATAATGCTCAAAAAGTTGTCAACCTGTATGAGCAGTTTGAAAAAAGGAGATCGGATGCTGATGCCAAGCAAATCGCTGAATTGAATAAAAAGATTATCGACCTTGAAAATCTTTTAAAATCATTTCAAAAAACAGTTGAAAAATTTACCAAGGCTATTAATAAATCAAAGGAATGTCCGGGAGTTGAAAACTGCATTATTTTAAAAGAATTAAAAGAAAAAGAATCATGAAAAAGCTATTAGTAATTATAATTATTTGCATTGTTTTCATTGGTTGCAAAACAACCAGGTCAGTCATTAAAGAAAGTGTAAAAACTGATCTAACTACGCATGTTGATTCTACATCATCATTAAATATTAATCAACGTTCTGTTTCCGATTCATCTTCTGTTATTGCAATTACTACAAATAATCATACCGTTGAGCGAATTACTCAGATAAATTATACGAAACCTGATTCAACCGGTAAACAGTCTGTATTGTCTGAGATTTTAACGGAGCGCACTATTGATAAAAACTTACAGAAGGACATTAAAACCAATGTTAATACCAATTCTGCTACTAATAAAAAACAGGACGTAAAAACGAATAAAGATGTAAATCTGAAACAAGGTATTAAGATTGAAGATACTACTACAAGTTCTTTAATTCCTTCATGGCTTTTATTATTGATAGGTTTTCTGGCAGTAGTATATATTGGTTCACTATTGTGGAAAAAACCTTCAATTTCAACATGGATTAAAAAGATTTTAAACATTAAATAACTAATAATAAAAATTATGGCAGAAAGAGTATTAACAACGCTACGAGTCGCAAAAATTGAATTTGCACCTCCTATTACCTCATCTGATGAAATTGCTACTGCAGTCTGGGTAGAACAACCACTTACCCTTCGCGATGATGCCGTGGATATTGTAGAGGCTGATCCAACAGCTACCGAAACTTATTCACACGAAAATGATTCACCGGAAGATTACCAATTAACCGGTGTAGGCCTAACCGCTCAGGGTTCATTTATCAATGCCACTTTTGCTCAAATGGCAGCCATTATGGGCGGAACGGTTACAGGAGCCGGGGAAGAAAAAATGTATGAGCATTCATCTGTAAAAACGATGATTCATACTGCTATCCGGTATACATTGAAAGGTGGTGGTTATTTTATCATTCCTAATTCGAAAGGATCTGTTCAGTTAAATGCCAACGTTGGCAAAGATGGAAGAATGAAGCATCCATTCAAATTTCGTGTATTGGCTCAACCGGGATGGGATACTGATTTCATAATCATGTAGTGACATGGAAATTGACAAACGATTAGCAGCCGCTAATTTGTTACTGGAACGGGGCGTGCGGTTTAAAATAACGGATGCCCCGTTTTATTTTCGATTTATCGGACTGAAATACATTATCATTCGTCCGCTTTATCCTGGGACTATTATGGAACTATCGCGGATCATACTGCAAGAAGGTATTGAAAAAATAGATACGATAAAAGCAGTTGAAAAGATGGAAAGCATTTGCCGGGTAATTGCTATTGCCATGTTGAATGATAAACAAAAATTGAAACGCACGGAACGACTAACACACACTCTGATGAATAAAGTACCATTGGCTGTACTTATACACATATTTCTGCATATAGTTGATATGAATGGTGTGATGGATTTTACGATTATTACCAATTACTTCAGCGGTCAGATGAATCAGATGATGACAGTGAAGAATATGGGTCAGATAAAGGGGAGTTAACAGGCTACATGGATGGTCTCCATAGCCCCTTTGGAGTACTAGGACAATTGAAAGAGAAAAGAGGACTTACCCACGATCAAATTATGTGGAGTCAGCCCTGGGCAATGCTCCTGTTGGAGATGGCCGATGAACCTCGCTACGTGAAAGGACAACGTCCCGCACCGGTAGTGGATAATGCAGATGATTTGAGAAAGATATTACAAAGTAAGTAGTTTATAGTTGGTAGTAAAATACCAAAATAAACTACTTACTACAAACTACTTACTACAAACTACTTACTATAAACTTACATGGAACCTGTAGAAATTGACATACAAATGAAGCAAAATGTCACCGAGGAAAGCAAAAAAGCTACCGCCGGAATAAATGACATAAGTGAGGCAACGGATAAAACCAATGCAGCTATGGGTAGTATTGTCAATACAGGCAAGCAAGCCGTTACAGCAGCTAAAGCAGCCGTACAGGAGCAGGTAAATGTGGTAAAGCAGATTGAAGCTGATATAAAGAATATCGAAAAACAAATTGTAACTGCTGCACCGGGGAATGCTAAGAGTGCAATGATTGAAGAATTGCAAGCTGCTAAACAGGCATTATCAGAAGAAAAAGCGGCACTTGGTGAGTATTCGACTAAAGTTGACGAAGCGGCTCAATCTAATGTTCGTCTTCGTACCCAGGTGATGAATGCCAAACAAACACTGGATGAAATGGCTCAGGCTGGATTACGTGGAACTGAAGCATACAAAGAACAGCAAACTGTATTGGGAGAATTACAGGCTCGTATGAACTCTGCAAATAAGCAGGCTCATGTGTTGGGTGATCCACAAGGAGGAATGCATGCAGCTATGCAAACAGCAACCGGCATGTCAGGTGCATTTACAGCTGCTACCGGTGTTATGTCACTATTTGCCGGTGAAAATGCCGATTTGCAAAAAATACAAATGAGGTTGCAGGCTGTAATGGCTATTACCATTGGACTAACCCAAACAGCAGAAATGCTGAATAAAAACAGCTATTTTACACTTAAAATTCTAATTCCGGCAAAAGAAATGCTGGCTGCTGCTGAATTAAAAGTAGCAACAGCTTTAGGGATATCAACAGTTGCTGCCCGTGCATTAATGGCAACATTAACATTAGGTTTGAGTGTCGCAATTGGAGCTGCAATTTATCTATATGATAAATGGAGTTCCGCACAAGAGAAACAAAAGAAAAAAGCTGAGGAACTGGCAAAAGAACAAGCTGATTTAGCACAAAAAACAGCGGATGACTATGGAAAAGAATTATCTAAAGTCGAAGCATTACGTGCTTCACTTGATGGTGAAAATGTATCCAGAAAACAAAAGTTATCTATTATTAATGAGCTTAAAAAAATTATACCAAGTTATACTGCTGAATTAGATAAAGAGGGTAATGTCGTTCGAGAAAATAAAAAAGCGATTGATGAATATATGATATCGTTGGATAAGTCACTTAAATTACGTGCAACTGAAGGATATCTGGCAAATCTTTATTCTAAAATTTATAAAATAGAATCAAGTCCGGATTTCCAACGTGAAAAAGATATTAATGAAGGTGCAAGTACTGTTGTTAATAAACTTCGAGCAAATAAAGGTCAATCACCAACATCTATAAAGACAACTACTCCAGAACTGGACAAACTTTATGAAGAAGTAGATAATGCAAAGAAATATATTTCCCAGAACAATCTAGTTGAACTTATTAAACCTGATAAAGTAAAAAGGGAAAAATCAGCAAAAGAAGAATATAACGCTGCTGAAGAATTGCAAAAACTATTACTTGATATCAATAGTAAAACTTCAGATCTATTAATTAAACAACAGGAAGATGGCCTGCAAAAACGTCTGGATGAAATAGATCACGAGAAAGAAGAGGAAGTTCGAAAAATAACAGAAAAAGAAACCGCAATTGTTGAAGCATACAATAAAAATCATAGAACAGAAAAGGGATTTAAACCCCTTTCTACTAAACCGGAAGATTTACAATCTTCTTTAACAACCATTGATCCAAAAGACACCAAATCAATCAATGATGCATTATTATCTTTGGATAAATCTTATCAATCAAAATCGATAGAAGCAACCGAACAATGGGGTCAAAAGATGTTGGATCTAGCCGGGGAATTAGCGGATAAACGGGTAAAAATAGAAGATGACTGGAATAAAAAGATAAATCAAATAGATGCCCAGGCTCAGTTTTTAGACACCAAAGCTTCCACTGAAATAGATCCCGCATTAAAGAAGAAATATGAAGATGAAGCCGCTTATCTTCGTACAGGGGAAGAGGATGATAAG